CGCCTGACGGGCCAGCCCGTGATCACGCCTGACGCCGCGCCGCTGCGCTGGGGCCGCGAGAACGAAGACGCCGCCCGCGTGGCGTACCAGTTCACAACCTCGGCCAGGATCACCGAGACGGGCTTCATCGCGCACCCGAAGCTGCCCATCGGCGCCTCGCCTGACGGCCTGGTGTCAGACGAATCTGACCCCGATGGCGCCTTCGGACTCATCGAAATCAAGTGCCCATGGAACTCGCAGGTTCACCTCGAGACCTGGCTCAACGGCATGCCCGAGGATCACATGCCGCAGATCCAGGGCCAGATGTGGCTGACGAGCCGCGAGTGGGCGGATTTCGTCAGCTTTGATCCACGCATGCCGGCTGACCTGCAGCTGTATGTGCAGAGGATCAAGGGTGATCCCGAATTCCAGTCTAGGCTGGAGCGCGAGATCATCGCATTCAGCGCAGAGGCCGACGACATTGTGGCCAAGCTGCGTGCAAAAGTGTCCTTCTAACCCGTAGGAGTTTTCCGAATGTCAACTGCACTCGTTCCCGTCGATCAAGTCGAGCGTATGGCTCTGGCCGTCGCCAAGTCCGGCTTGTTCGGCGTCAAAACGCCCGACCAGGCCATGGCCTTGATGCTCATCGCACAGGCCGAAGGGCTGCATCCAGCCATCGCGGCGACTCACTATCACGTTATTAACGGCCGCCCTACCCTCAAGGCCGATGCCATGATGGCCCGCTTCCAGACCGCAGGCGGCAGCGTGCGCTGGGGCGAGTACACCGACAAGCGCGTGGTCGGCACGTTCAGCCACCCGCAAGGCGGCAGCGTGGAGATCGAATGGACGCTGGACATGGCCATGGCTGCCGGCCTGACAAAGAACCCGACATGGAAGTCCTACCCGCGCCAGATGCTCCGCGCCCGCTGCATCAGCGAAGGCATCAGAACTGTCTATCCCGGCGTGACCGTCGGCACCTACACGCCCGAGGAGGCGGAGGACATGGGCGCCGCGCCGACCGCGCCGGCCCGTGACATGGGGCCGGTGGTCGAAGTCGCAGACTTCCCCCAGATCATGCGCCAGATCGACGCCGCGCAGACCATCGACGAACTCAACGCCCTGCGCGCCGCCATCCGCACGCTGGACCGTGATGCCCGCACCGAGGCCATGGACGCGGCCAAGGTGCGCGCAGATCAGATCCGCGCCGCCCAGGAGCCCGCAGCAGAACAGGGAGGCGCAGATGACCCGATCTGATGCCCCCGAAACCGTGGCGCCACAGCGCCTTTTCCGTGTGCATCAGGCCGGCGACCGCTGGCTTGTCGTGCGCCGATTGGCTGGCCTGGACGGGTCGGCCGCAGTGGTGGCCGATTGCCTGACGCGCAGCAGCGCAGATCAGGTGGCCGAGGACTTGAACGCGAGGGAAGCCCCATGACCCCGCGCCAAGCCGACACCCTGGCCATCGTGCGAGAACGCCAGCCGGTTGCCATGGCCGATGTGGCATACCGCCTCGGAGTGGACACCGCCACGGCCCGCACATACCTGAGCCAGCTCCACCAGGCCGGCCTGATCGTGCCGTCCAGCCGCGGCCGCTGGGCACGCTGGCGCATAGCGCCGCCGCCACCACCACCACCGCCCGAAAGCGAAGCCCTGCAGCGGGCCATCGAGCAAGCGCCCAGCATCTGGCATTACGCGCGCCGCATTGCCGCCATTTCAGGAGCCCACCAATGATCCGCATCCCGAACCCCTTCCGCACCCCCTCGCCGGAGGAACTGATCGCCCGCGAGTTGGACCAGGCCAGGCGCGGACTGCTTGAAGCCCAGTCCGCCCGCGACTATGCGTCAGCCATGGTGCTGTACCACGAGACGCGGATTGACCGACTGCGGGCGCAGTTGGAGATGGCGGGGGAAGGGCAATGACCACCCTACGCGAAGCCGCCCAGCAGGCGCTGGAGGCGTGGGAGCACATCAACAAGTTTGGCTTTGTCTTGGCCGACTACGAGGGCCCGATGGAGCAAGCCATCACCGCCCTCCGCGCCGCGCTGGCGCAGCCGGAGCAGGAGCCGGTGGCGTGGCTGCGTCGGAAAGAATTGGCAGACCTACAGACCTGCAATTACCTCCAACTTGGCGCGGATAGCCCGCGAATCTGGGCACCATGTGAAGCGGATGCGCCGCCCCCTGAGCAAGACTTGGTTCCGGTTTACACCCACCCACCCCGCCGCGAGACGGCGCAGCCGGAGCAGGAGCCGCTAAAACCGAACGCAACGACGCGGCTGCAAGACCCCGGAGCGTATGACAGAGGCGTACTGGCCGGCCTGCGGCAAGCGTTGGCGATTTGCTCGGACCGGGAAGATTTCACAGCGGACCGATTGGCCAGAGATATTCAGGACACCATCAATAACCAAATGGCGCTGGAGCAGCCGGTGCAGGAGCCGCTCTTCGTGGTTGAGGGCGGGAAGCTGCGCCCGCTACGCCCTGCGCTGCTGAACGATGGAGACAAGCTGTACACCCACCCACCCCGCCGCGAGTGGCAGGGGCTGAGCGAGGAGGAGATTCACGCAGCGTTACCACACGAACCGGGTGATTTGGACTTTGTGTGTGCCCGCGCCGTCGAGGCCGCGCTGAAGGAGAAGAATCATGAGTGAATCTACCGCCCTGCGGCTGGCTGATGCGCTGAACTGCGCAACAGACGACGATTGCGGGTACTGCCAACCATGCGTCATCGCCGCCGAACTGCGCCGCCTGCACGCCCTTAACGGGGAACTGCTGGAGGCGTTGCATAACATTAGCCTTGCCTCGCAGGATTCTGGAAGCACCCGTGAGGGAATGGGCCGTGATGCCCGCGCCGCCATCGCACGGGCGGGGGGGAAGGTATGAACAGAGAAGACATCATCCGCATGGCGCGGGAGGCTGGCATCAAGTTGCCCGATGGCGCATTCCCAGAGCGCGGTTCGTTCGCCTTGCCTGAGCTGCTGGAACTTGCCCGCCTGTCCTACGCCGCCGGCGCCGCCGCCAAGAGTGAGTGGCTTGCCAACACCATCGAGCGTCAGGCCCGCGCCATGTCCGATCACTTCGAGGTGAAGTGGCTGCGCGAACTTGCCGCTGCCATCCGCGCAAGGGGGCAGTCATGAGCATCGTCACCCACGTGGCGGTTTTCTTCGCCCGCAACCCCGACGAGGAGTTGACCGCGCATGACGTCGGCATCAAGTGGGACATGAAGCCCAACAATGTGAGCGCCTCGCTGAAGTACGCTGAGCAAACAGGCTGGGTCACCCGCACCAAGCGCGCCGACCCGACCACGCGAACCAAGTACCGGTGGGTCTACACCGCCGGCCCGCTGCTTTTCAAGGAGATTGGAAGATGAATCACCCACGCATCCCCCACGGCTGCGACCAGCAGGGGCGCTATCCCCAGGCCGCCGAGCCCTGCACCGAGCTGGGCCAGGAACACGACGAGACCACGGCAGCAGACGTCGGCAGAATCGCCATGCTGCTGGTCCTTGCGGCCGTGCTGACGGTGATTACCGTGGTGCTGGCGATGATCTTTGCATCCTAGTACGACCACACCGTCGGCGTGGCCCGCAGATCGAGGTGGATGAACCGCCCCGAGCCCTTCTGCTGCACCCCGATACCGTTGAAGCCGGCCTGCATCGCCAGGCGCATGACCTCGTGGGCCTCTGCGCCCTGCACCCCGATGTCGCAGGCCAGGCCCGTGGAGTGCATACCAGGCGTGGCCTTGGCCTTCTCCACCGGGTGATCAGGACAGCGGTAGCCCGAGGTGATGGTCATGGGTCGGCCGTAGACGTTTCGCAGCGCCTGCAGCCGAGCCATGAACTCGGGCCGCATTTCCTGCTTGCCGCAGTGCCGGCAGCGGAACTCGGCTTCGGTGAAGTTGGGGTAGTCGGACCAGTTCACTTCTTGCGCTTGTCGTAGACCGACCAGCCCACGCCGGCCAGCGCCGCGCCGCCGCCGATGATGGCGTCAATGACGTCGCTGCCGATGCCGTACTTGACGGCGAACCCGCCCGCCAGCGCGGTCAGGATGTGGCGCACCAGCGCCTGGATGATCATTGAGTTCATGTGAGTCCTTTCACTTTTTGGCCTCTGCTTTGATGTGCTCCCATGCGGCCACACACAGGAACACCACGATGGCCCAGAGTCCGGCCGCCGTGACTTTCGAGAACGCATCGCCCTTGGCCTTGTCCCACCACGAAGCGTTCGCAATGGCCTTCTCGTGCGCCAGCCGGTGCCCGTGCGGATCTCCACCTGGAAACGCCTCGGAGAATGACTGCTTGAGCATGGCAAACTGCTTGTCCATGTGCGCAGTCAGATGCTGCTCATGCGACTTGAGAGCCGAACTCACGGCCTTCTCGATCATCAGCGCAACCTTGTCCTCAGTCAGGGCCGACTGGCGCCGTTCTGTGCCGCTGTAGTCCGTCATGTCGCATCCCTCATATGGAATAGGTCAGGTCCAGCGCCAGATTGCCAAGGGCCGCCATTGGCAGCGCGGTGATTGCGCCTGCCGTGGTGTTTTGCACAATGGTGATGTCTTGTGCCGTGCCACTCAAATAGCAGTACAGGTTATCTCCCGCCCACGCCATCAACCCGATGACGACGCCAATGCCCGTGGGCGTGTAACTGCTGGGCACCAAAAACGCAGGTGTGCCGCGAACGATGACGCTCCCTGCCGGGCCGGTCCATCCGCTCCAACTCACCTGAACATTGATGTTCACGCGCTGCCCGATGCGGTGCCACTTGGCCAGTTGGGTGCCGTAGGTGATGCCCGTGTTGGCACCGCCCGAACTGAGAACGGTGA